AGATTATTTCAAGAACAATTATTACGCAGAACAATGAAAATTCTATTCAATGTGCTGTCTCTTGCATCTTTCATAATGTCAGCTTCTATTCTTGGTGGAGGACTTTACGTCTATCTCAATAGAGCTGCTCTTATGGATATGGCAAAAGAGAAAGCAACGGAAATGGTTACAGAAATGATATCCGATTCAGTCACAGGAGCTGTTGAGGGTGCAATCCCAGAATTGCCTAGTGTAACTGGACCTGCATTACCATTATTATGATTAAATATATACTTGCGGGATTACTTTTTGGTGCAGCTCATGGTATGACTGTGCCAGTAAAAGCAGAAGAAAATTTAACAAAAGGATATCATACATACGACTCTCTGGGGTGTATGTTAGTGAGGGAGTGTACAAGGGATGTTCACGAAATTAAAAATATTTCTGATGTGCAGAAGTTCCATCCAAACTCTGATTATAGTATTATTGCTGATGAGTTTGACAGGATGCTGTCCTCTCTCACCAAAATCGGAGTTAAAGTGTTTTTAGGACATCCTAGATATTTCCCAATGGGGCATCGGGGTGTGTATCATACAGTAGGTAATAACTTTTTTCTGAATACTGTTCATATGGGTAGGGCAGGAAATTTGATGTCAGTAGTCAGACATGAAGGATGGCATGCAGCTCAAGATTGTATGGCAGGAACAATTGAAAATAGTACTGTAGCAATCATACTTCCTACAGAATCTGTGCCAAGAATTTGGCAAGAAATCGTAGAACAGACATATCCTGCACATGCAGTTCCTTGGGAAGCAGAAGCAACATGGGCAGGCAAAACTGCCGGAATGACCGAAAAAGCACTAGCTGCATGCGCAAATGGACCTATGTGGGAGGTATATCCACCTACTCCATTGACCAAAAAGTGGTTGGTTGAGAGTGGATATATTCTAAATAATTGAGCATTATGTCCATGTGAGATCAGCCAAGAAGAATTCTTGATTTTATCAATCTTTGTCTTTTATTACTAAATTTTTCATTGGGTATCAATTCAATCGTATGTCTAATTTAACAAGGGATGTTCTTGTCAAAAACATTGTTGCTACTGAACTCAGTGGTATCAATGGGCAAGAGTACATATCGGCTTTAAAGAGTACATATCATAAATGGGAACACGTCTCAAGTGAAGAACTCTGTGATCGTTACAACAAAATACATTCTACAAATATAACTGTGGATTGTTTGGTCCCATAGCAAGACTAAAATGGAAAAGAAAGTAGGGGAAGAGGAGAAGAAGGGTCTCCTCGAAAAACTTAAAGAGGGGATGGATGACAAGGAAGAGCAACTCGCTATTCTCTCTACATTTGTCCGTCTAGGTATTCTGGTTTGGAGTGGAGGAATACTTACACTGGCATATATTAAATTACCACCTGCATTAGGAATTCCAGAACAGAAGCTGGATCCGACCTTCATAGCCAGCGTGTTTACCGGAGTCCTGAGTACTTTTGGGGTCCAGACAGCGAAGAAAGTTAATGGTAATGGTGGAGGCGGTGGTGTAACTAAAGCAGACATGGAGAAACTTATTCAAGCTGCTTCTCAGACTGCACCATCGCAGACAATACGCATAGAACAGGCACCAATAAAATTTGAAACTAAAGATGGAGAGCCTCCTGTGAATCCATCATTTAAGTAAGTCAGGAACTGAAAACTATTCATAATTTGCATCAAATATTGAGACTAGATACTGTAGTTGTATGACTATTATGAAGTTTTTATTTGCATTAATTGCTACACTATTTCTTGCTACTCCTGTGTTTGCCGCAGATGTGGTAATGGGTGCTAGCGGAAATCTTATATTTGAACCTTCAGAGGTTACTATCTCTGCTGGTGATACTGTTCATTTTATTAACAATATGCTTCCGCCACACAATGTGGTTGTGGAAGATCATCCAGAGTTAAGTCATGATGCCCTGGTAATGTTACCGGGTGAAGACTTTGAGATTGCATTTTCTGAAGCTGGTGATTATAATTTTTGGTGTGCCCCACATAAAGGTGCAGGCATGACTGGAACAATTCATGTTGAGTGATCTGAAAATGTTATTCCTAAAGACAGTTTTAATTTATGGACCCATTGTATACTTAATAATATGGGGTTTAAATAACGCATACTAGAGGTAAAATGAAAAAACTTAATAGTATTGTCTTAAACATCACCGTTGCAATTTTAGATTTTCTTTATGAGGGACGTGACTTTCAGCGTTTTTGGGTACTTGAGGAAATTGCTCGGGCACCTTATTTTGCTTTCTTAAGCGTCTTGCACTTTCGAGAATCTATGGGACTTCGTGGTCCCGAACATCTATACTTGATGAAACAGCACTTCGAGCAGTCAGTCAATGAAACAGAGCATCTGGAATATATGGAAAGCAGGGGCGGCAGTGCTTATTTTATCGATCGTTTTGTTGCCAAGCATCTCGTCCTTGTCTATTATTGGGTTAACGTGGTTTATTATTGGATATCTCCTCGCAATGCTTACCATCTCTCTTACGAAGTAGAGATCCATGCAGCAGAAACTTATGGAAAGTATCTTGCTTATAATGGTCCTGATGAAAAAATCCTTGAAATTTTAAACGACGAATTGCATCATTCAAAAGAGCTGCATGATGCGATAAAACTGATTGATCCTGATCCCCTAACTAATAGGGAAAAGGAACTAGAAGTATGATAAAATGAAGTTACCTAATCTGAAATTCCCGTTTAACGAAAAGATGGAAGAAACCAATGTCGAGTATGTGACTAAGGAAGAAGCACAAGCGATGATTGATGCTGCGATTACACAGCATAATCGTAATGCATCAATTATTAGTATGTGTCTTGGGATTATTTTTCTTGCCCTCTTTGCTGAGGGTTTTTTCCGAGTTGTGGGAATGATTCCACCATTCATGGGAATTGATGTTAGTGTTGTTCAAACTATTATAGATAATATAAAAGAAGAGCTAATAAAATCTCTATCATGACTATTCAGATTGTAGAAATTGTTGGTATCTTCTTGGCAATTATTTTTGCAATTACTATGTATTATCATGGATATATGATCCTCCATGAGAGGGGTGGTTATAAACAAAATGATCACAATCGTGATATTGCAAGAATGCGAAAAAGAATTGAAGAATTAATAAGGGATGACGAAAATGATTAAGTTTGATAAGCATCAATATAAAATTATGATTGAAGCTATTGAAAAGGTTCAATCAAATTACTATGTTGGCGATAAGATGTACAATGAGTATGAAGAAATTTTAACTGAGCTTCGTACAAAAACAATGACTGCCATGGATTGGGAATAATGGCAAAGACCCCAGAAGAGAAGGAAAAGGAAAGGAAAAAGAGGGCGGAAGAGATCAGTAAAATGATTCATCCGCATGATGATGATCCAGATCCAACTGCACATATGGGAAATTATAATTTTCCACAGATGCTATTTGCTTTCTGTCTGGGGTTCGTGTGTATGTTTGTCTTGGCAGTCGATACTGTAAACGATTTTAAGGGGTGTCCACTCCCCGAATATTTTCAAAATGAGGTAAAAGGATGAAAGTAGGAATTATTGGATTGGGACGAATGGGCGAGGGAATGTCTCGTCGAATGTTAAAGGAGGGAATTGAAACCTATGGATACAGAAGAAACTTTGCCAAAGCATGCGAAGCAGCAGACAGTGGGTATATTACTGCAGCTGCAGATTCTTTGGAAAGCCTTGTTCAAGTAGTAAAATCTGACGGGGTTCCAGGAATATTCCAACTCGTCATTCCAGCAGAATTAGTTGAGGAGACTATTAATGACTTATTACCACTACTTGGTCCTGGAGATATTGTTATCGATCATGGCAATAGCAATTTTAAGGACTCAAGGGAAAGAGCGCAACGTCTGGCAGAGATGGGCATCGAATATATTGACTGCGGTACTTCTGGTGGTGTTTATGGTTTGGAGCGTGGATACTGTCTTATGGTTGGTGGTACAAATTGCGCAGTATCCACTTGCTCTCCAATCTTTAGGGCACTCGCACCAGGTATCGGGGCCGCTGACAGAACTGACCCTCTCTCAGGAGCAACCTCTGCTGAGTATGGTTGGCTCCATTGTGGCGGACCTGGGGCAGGCCATTTCGTAAAGATGGTTCACAACGGAGTTGAATATGGGATCATGCAAGCATACGCAGAAGGATTTAATATCCTGCATGAAGCAAATGCTGGGAGTAAGTATGTCAAGGAGGGTGATGCTGAGGTGGCTCCTATGGAAAATCCGGAAGATTATTGCTATGATATTGACTGTGCTGAAGTGGCTGAGTTATGGCGTCGTGGTAGTGTGGTTGGGTCTTGGTTGCTTGATCTTACCGCTGATGTACTACGCAGCGATCGAGAGCTTAGCAAGTTCGGTGGGGGAGTTAGCGATAGTGGTGAGGGCCGTTGGACTGTCCACGCTGCTGTGGATCTTGGTGTTCCCTCACCTGTTATCTCTGCAGCATTATTTGAACGGTTTAACTCAAGAAGACTCGGAGAATTCGCAAACAAAATCCTAAATGGTATGAGATTTATGTTTGGAGGTCATCATGTTCGCTAATGTCCTTCTTATCGTCGCAATACCATTCGTACTATCCACAATATATTTCGGGATACGAAAGGGTGAAAATAACTACTATGAAACAGACAAATATAATGGAAACGGAACCGCTCACTAAAGGTATAGTAATCTTCGGCGCTACTGGGGATTTGTGTAAAAGAAAACTAATACCTGCGCTGTATAAACTGTGGGAGAAAAATCTCCTTCCACATAATTTTGCAATTACAGGTGCTTCCAGAAGAGATCCTAGTAGAGATGATTGGTTGAAAAGTTTGGGAGAATATCCTGAAGAATTTACTAATCATCTTGACTATGTTTCATGTGATTTGGATGATCCAGAAAGTTTGTATCATCTTCCAGAAACAGATGATACAACTTATTTCTTATCTGTCCCACCAGAGAGGTACGAAAATGCCATTACAAGTCTCAAAAGAACAGAACTCCTCGACGACCCAGAAACATCCCGTGTGGTTATTGAGAAACCCTTTGGGCACGATCTTCAATCTGCTAATCATCTACAGTCAGTGGTTAGCAGACATCTACGCGAGAAACAGGTATATCGCATTGACCATTATCTTGGTAAAGATACTGTTAATAATATCCTTGCTACTCGGTTTGGTAATATTCTTCTTGAGCCACTTTGGAGCAGGGATTATATAGAAGAAGTTCAAATCTTTGCTACTGAAACTATTGGTTGTGAAGGACGTTCTCAATATTATGAAACTGCAGGTGTTGTAAGAGACATGTTGCAGAATCATATGCTTCAGGTTCTTTCATTAATTGCAATGGAAGCTCCTTGTCGCATGGATGCAAAAGAGATTCGTAGAGAAAAGGTTAAGGTCTTATCTGCAACTAGACTGGGTAAGAAGTTTATCACGGGTCAATATGAAGGATATCGTGATGAACAAGGTGTGGTTCCAGAATCAACGACACAAACCTTTGTTGCTGGTGATCTTTATATTGATAACTGGAGATGGAAAGGTGTTCCATTCTACTTCATGACAGGAAAGAAGATGCCTTATCAGTGTGTTGAGGTTGTAATCAAACTGAAATCACCTCCGCTCAGTTTATTTGACGGTGAAACAAAAGATAGGATTGTAATGAGACTTCAACCAGATGCTCATCTTGATATCCGTATAGATGTTAAGTCTCCTGGACTTGGTGATGGTGTTGAATCAGCTACTTTGACGCACCGATATCCAGATTGGTTGGGAGTTGACGGTTATGAAAAGCTTCTTTATGATGCTATTGAAGGAGATCAATCTCACTTTGTTCATTCTGAAGAGGTAATCGAATCGTGGAGGATTGTTGATGATTTGTTGTGTACTGGGGACTACTGCCAGATTAGAACCACGCCTTACATTTACAAAGAAGGGCTTTGGGGACCAAGTCATAAAGTTGATGGAATCACAGAGTGGGACTATCCCTCTGGATAAATATTTCAATACAACACCAAGCAACCAAAATGACCGGATTTGAAGGAATCGGGCTTTGGTCTATAGTTGGAACTATCGCTACTGTGGTAGGTGGTCTTATTACGCCCGCACAAATAGAGACCTACATCTCTTTAAATGTAGATCCTTGGGATCGCAATGAGACAATAGATCTCAAGGAACCAATGGGAATGTTTGGTATCCAAACAGATATTGGAGATCATGCCCGTTTATTCGTTGAACATCAATCAAGTCCAAGACAACCAAATGATCATCCTGGGCTAAATCATGTAGGAGTAAAATTTCTTGCTCCCATCTCATCAGAAACTACTTTGTATTCTGGTTTATCTGTTAACTCTCCTTTTGATACTGATAGAGTTGATATCAATGCCCCACTAATATCACTTGGCCTTGAAGATGGTAATGATGATTCAAAAGTATTTTTGGAATATTTGGCTGATACATCTAAAATAACTGATGGTAGATTTTCAATAGGATTAAAACTGTATTTTAGGTAACTGATATGATTCACTTTTCTGCTTGGGTGCTAAATAATTCATATACTTTAGGTGCTCTTTGCTTTTTGTTAGTAGTTGTGCCTATTTTAGGTATGTCAGCTGTCCATGAACATGGTTGGGAGCATTGGGAACCATTTACAAAACACAAAGATGTTAAACGAAGACGACCAAAGAGAACTACACAAACAGTTGAGGGAGAGGATAAAACAACTGAGAATGGATAAGTTGTTTGAAGAGCCATGTTCATTGTATGACGACCTGGATGATGATGAAGAGCCAAACTATTTTGGAGATTTTATATGAACTATACTTTATTACTATGTTTGTCTCCATTAGTAGTTATTTTTGTCTTGATGAAATTCATTGTATGGATCTCAGCCGTTAATTCAGAACAATCTTATGTTCGAAAAGAACCTTTCAGGAAACGAGGACCCTATGTGGCAAACGCATATGCTGACCTTGACGAAGAGGATGAAGAATATGGAGATCGCACAGACTATCGATGAAGTCCTGTTCAGACATTATTCTGATCAGGGAAAAGACGTGCCTAATTGGAGGGTTAAAAAAGACCCTGACTGGTGGACTGAGTATTTAATTAGTTTAGGAATAGACCCCAAAAACCCATGAATGATTTTTTAGATAATCTTGCGAATCATCAGTATGAGAAGATGATTAAAAGAATTGAAATTGAAGATGTTGAAGTAGAAGATGATCCTAAGGTAAAACTTAAGGATATGGATTCTGCTTTTGAGCTTGATATTGACTTCACTATTGATTTGGATATATAGTATTGTACGATACTTTTAATACAATGGCCTTTTGGGAGAAGATGCCAGAAAAAAGAAGAGAAGCATTAATTCTATCTTTGAATGCCAGATATAGAGAAGCGATTATCAATTTAGATAGCGAAGCAACAACAAAGTTATTCCAAGAAGCAGTGTACCTTGGAATAACTTTAGATGAACTTGAATTTGATAAATAATTATAGTTCGGTTACCACTACATGACTTTAGAGGACGGATGTTACTCACTTAAGTTGGAATGTGCGTTGAGAGAATTGGGGTTTGTTGATATTGGCTGGAGATGTGTAGCTCATGCTGGATTGTATTTCGTTCAGCCATTTGGATTGCCAGAAGATCCTAAAGCAGATTTACTTGGTTTTCATGTAGTCAGACAGAGACAAGTTATCAGAATCACACATAGTGCTAAGCAAGCGTTGGACTATGCCCTAGATAGTTAAGAGCTGCATTTTTAACATGTATGAAAGTCTTGGTTCTCCAACTTGGAGTATTATTATTGGTCTATTTGTTTTTCTATTTGGCGTATCTTATTGTGTCGCCTATATATTAAGGATGGCATTCCAAGAGATGAATGATGAAGGAGGTGAAGAATGAGTTTAAAACCGCCAAGTAGAAAATCTTGCTACAATTTTCGTGTAGTAGAAATCAACAGAGTTGTTGATGGTGACACTATTGATGTCACTATTGATCTTGGATTTGATTTGTACAAGAAGGAGAGAGTTAGGATTGCTGGTGTAGATACGCCAGAGAAGCGTACTAGAGATCCTGAAGAAAAGGAGCTTGGTATTGATGCTACAAATTGGATGAAAGAAAAACTAGAGGGAGCTATCGATGGAGATGATGAACTCGTTATTAGAACTGAACTTGTTGGTGGTATGGGTAAGTACGGTCGCCTTCTTGGTTGGTTATATATGGGAGATGCAGAAGTATCTTTGAATGAG